CCCTCTTTGTAAAAGATGACTACTCACCCAGCCCAGCCGGAACTCTTTTTTACACCACGGTAAGTATTGTATTCGTACTTTTCACCCGACAGCTTTATATCTGGGGTAAGGAGGGTGCACGTCCTAAATTTTTTAATACGGATAAAGATGATGAACACCACTCAAATTAAAAAACTTCAAAAAGCTGTTGGTGTGCATGATGATGGCATCATTGGCCGTGGCACCTTGACCGCTGTATTTAAAAAACTAGGTGCCAGTCAAGCGCGTGCTGAAGAACTTGGCCTGGCTGCCAATGTTCACATGCGGACCTATGGCATCTTGGATAATTCACTTCGCTTTATTCACTTCCTTGCACAGCTTGCGCATGAGTCTGGTAACTTCCGCTATATGGAAGAAATTGCATCAGGTGCGGCGTATGAAGGCCGAAAGGATTTGGGTAATACGCAGGTAGGAGATGGAAAACGGTTTAAGGGTCGTGGGCCAATTCAATTAACTGGCCGTACCAACTATCGTAAGTATGGTCAGCAGCTTGGCATTGACTTTGAGAACAATCCTGAAGTTGTGGCCATTCCAAGCATCGGTCTTATGGTGGCCTGCAAGTTCTGGTCTGATAACGGCTTAAATGCCTTGGCTGATAAAGACGATGTGTTGACCATTACACGCCGGATCAATGGCGGTACGAATGGTCTTGCGGATCGCAAGGCGCACTTATTAAAATTAAGAGCACTTGTTTAATAAAATAGATAAATGCCCTCAAATGAGGGCTTTGTTTTTTACTTTAATAAATAACTCCTCAATCCCCACCCAGATTCCTTCCTAAAAATCTCTCCATTCTTAACTGTGTGCTCTATATAAAAGTAGGTCCATGTTTTCATTTTAATCCAACCTATTTGCAATCTCTGATGCAGTTGCATTGTAATAAATCATCAGGCTTCTTAAATCCTTATGACCAATCATCCGCGCCAAATCCAATACTTCTAATTTCTGAGCAAGTCTTGTGCATGCTTCATGTCTTGAGTCGTGAAAATGTAAATCTTCAATTTCACACTTATCTCGCAACTTTCTCCAAAGTGTATCAAAGCTCGAATCTTTCACTGTAAAAACCTGATGACTGCCAACACCTTTCATAAGCTCAAGCAATTCAACAGCACGCTTGGACAGGGGTACATGTCGTTTTGTTCCATTCTTGGTTTCATTCAAAGTCACATATCTATTCTTTAAATAAACCCGGTCCCAAGTCAGGCCGCGGATCTCACCAGCACGCATTGCAGTTTCAATCGCCAACAGGAAAGCAATCATAATTTGCTGTGTAAAATTCTCAGGTGCATGATCATCGAATTCAGCAGCCAGACAGAGCCTGTAAATCTCATCCTCTGATATGCGTCTATCTCGATGTGCTGGTGGTGGCGGCATCTTTAAATCACTCATGGGTGAATCATAAACCCACTTCCATTCCGTGCGCGCTACTGTAAACAAAGCTGACAGGATATTACCCTCACGTCGTACCGAGGCCGGCTTGACTGTTTTTAGTCTGGTATCACGCCACACCACAAAATCATCGGTGGTAATTTTGGCAATATGCTTTTTGGCAATCTTAGGAAAGTTTCTCTGGAATGCTCGGAATCTCTTAATCTCTGCATCACAGCCTTTGTGCTTTGGACACACTTCTTCTATGTATCTATCAATTGCACAATTTAATGTATAATCAGGAAGCTTTCCGCGTGATAACTCTCTTAATTCAGTTTCACGTTTTGATGCCCATGCGCGAGCCTGAGTCTTAGTATCGAATGTCGCACTTTCCCGAGTACCATTCACACTAATCTCAACTCGCCAAGCATCACCCCTTTGTCGAAAGGTGGCCATAATTTTTCCTTTAAAATGTTGTGGCGTAAATTTGGCGTAATCAATATAGAATGAATAATAGGGAATAATAAGGAAACATTAAACTATTGAATTAATGAGCTACACTTAAACCTATAAAATTAAAGAAAAAATAAGGAAAACTAAGGAATAGTAAGGAAACCGCAAATTTCGGAAAGTGCCCGCTGAGCGCACCACTACTACCCATAAAATCAATAACTTATAATACCTTTGGCGTAATTCTGGCGTAATCCATATTTTAATCAAGAAAAACCCCGCTATATTTTGCGGGGTCTGCCTACTGCTTTTTTTAAATCTTCCGGTCTTTCACTCAGCCAGTCAGATAATTTTTTAAGGTTCCATCTTCGACCTTTTGTGGTTTCTGTAATGTATCTTGGTTTTGGAAAACCTTTTAAGCAAATAATGGATGATTTGAAATACACACCACCATATCCTAAAAATTCTGCCGCCTGATCATCTGTCAACCAAATGTCTGAAGGTGGCAGGGCAACAATAAAGTTACCCATATTTGCCATTGCTGTCATTGATTCACCTCCAATCTTTTACCTGCTTTGATTTCTGCATCAGTGGCGTGTCTGAATTCAACCAAGTTAATCCAGTGGCTGCCTATATCATCCTTGGTTATTTGATAGAACTGATATTCAGGTTTATAACTATCGATAATAATCCAATCCCCAGCCTCAAAAATATTGTGCTGGCGGCGGTATTCTAAAGCCGCCTTTTCTTTGAGTTGCTGCATTAAGAGTTGATTTTCTTCCCAGGTAATTCCAATTTGATCAGGACTTCTCACGACACCTCTCCCAAAGCCATCACCACACCGCTCGGTAACTTGCTCAAATAGCAGGTGAACAGGTGATACAACTTATCCGCATTACTCTCATCTACTGTGATAATCCCGCCAGTGCCGCTTTTAACTCGTTGACGTGACCAGCCGCGCATGTGGTATGTGAACTCATTGTCATAATCCACCGCGTTTAAAATCGCATTGAATGAGCCAACATCACCGGCAGACCATGTCTCAATATATGGCTTGTCGCGTGCCACGAGGTTATCGATCTGAAGCTGGGCGAATTGCACATTGGTTAATTGAATTTCAGTCATTGGCTTCACCCTCACTGATCATGCTTTTATATTGCGAAGCGGTTAGCTCCATGTGTGGCAGAGCAATGTTCACAGTCGAATCAATGTAATAAGCATTACCTCTTTTCGTGTAAGAGATACTTGGTCGGCATTTTTCATTGTTAAATAAAACCGACTTTAGGCCGTTGTAATTCACACCTTCCAAGCCTTCCATAAATTCAGAATAGAATTTCTTATTACTTTTGCGCGGACGTATTTCCCAGCCTGTTTTGTATTTTTCACTTGAAACCTTGAACTCTTTTTCTGTGTCCAAGTGAAGTGGATATTTTTCAAACCAAAAACAACTAAACTCAAGACCGCGATCCAACGAGTTAAAGACATAAGGCGTGTCAGCACCGTATTTTTTCTGCAAGGCGTGTAACTTTGAATCAAAAGTGTTAATTGGCTTTAAAGCTTCATCAAGTTTGGCCACAGATCCTGCATCTGTTATTTCAAAATACATCTGCATTATTTCTGCTCCTGTGCTTCACTTACATTGAAATAAGCATTAATTTCACAAGCCAAACTATGCGCATACCCTCTTGCTTCATAACATTCAGGACAGCCATATTCTTGAGCGCAATTAGCCATGTGTCCCCATTGGCTCATTTGCTGAGCGGAAACCAAAACAAACCCTTCCGGCACCGCTTGGGCTTTGGCTTCCTTCCACGCATCCCATGCAATCTTTTCTGACGCATACTCAATATTGTTATCATATTGAGCAAACCATTCCTTAAACGCTTTATCTTGAATATCCATCACGCCACCTCACCAAAAGGTTTATATTTCTTAAATTCTTCAAACAACTCAGTCGCTGCTTTATTCAAGCGACCATTCGCCATAATCATTACGTTTCGCGGAAAGCCTTTGCCTGTAGCGGTGTTATAAAACTGTGCACCGCCAGCGGAAATCACGCATTTATATCCAAGATAGGTCAGCCAAATCACAAAGGCTTCGCTCATGAGTGGGTGAACACGGTTGTATTTGTTCATGCCGCCGCCTCCTTTGGGTTCAGCTCGCAAATGATCTGATCAATTTTTTGATTAAACCGAATCACTGACTGCTCAATACCCGCAATATCCAAATCCTTTGCAAATACTCGAATAACCACCAGTTGCAAATGCTCAGGCAGACGAGGGTCATAACTCACAAAGTCACACCACTTGCGACGAGTGCAGGCCAATTGCCAAGTAATCTGCGGCACATATTCGCTCGGTACTTCTTTGGTCAAGATGGTATTTAAGTGAGTCTGGGAACTTGGACACTTCACTTCCAATTGCCCGTCTTGATCAACCAAACCATCAGGACTGGCACCGCTCATTTTGATAACCGGATGATCAATCAGACCTGTGCCAATTACAAAATTACCGGTTTCATTTTCATACGCAGCAATTGCATAAGGTTCCTGATCAATACCCCATTGCATCAGGCTATTGGTTTTGGTTTCCTCCTGAACGCCAGTAAGGCGCTCAGTCAGAATAGTTAGGGTTAAAGCATTGTGAGCTTTGCCTTTAATTGGCTTTGCATCCACATCCTTAATGCGGCTGGCAGTCACTTTGCCGCATCGATCTGCATGCCAATCTTCACTACGCTGGAGAATGGTCATAGGTTTCTCCTTGGCGTGATAAGGCTTGGTCTGCGAGTTCAGCAACCGCTTTTAAATTGATTGAATGGGTGGTCCAGAAGTAATTCTTGCAGTTGCCTTTCGGTAGAGCCACATAGGCTGCTTGCAATCGACTTGATCCGAACTGTGCTTCATTTTGAAGATTAGCCAAATGTTCGTTTTCAAACTCTTGATAGCCTTCCGGCATGGCTGTTTCATCAAAACCCTGAACGGTTTTTACTGCTCCACTTTCATTGATTCGTTCCGCTTCATCCTGATCATAGATACCCACAAAGCCAAAGGCCAAACGTGCACACTGAATCAAGGCTTTGTGGCGTAAGAACCGCTTCGGGTGTGACTGCCACGGTCCGGCAAAACTATTAGCACCCATTGGCTCACGATAAACCTCATCAAGATATTCACGAACAATGGTAGGGCGGTCACGATCTTTCCGGTAAATAAGGCAATCAACCCATTCAGGACAATCAACCTTAGCTTTATTCATGCGAACCATATTTTCCGAAAACACAAACTCAATGCCGTTCAGGTTTGGATTACTATTAATGATGCGCGACCAACCATCCACACCAACCACAGGGATAATGCCTTTGCTTTTATCTGGGAATGCGTAGATTTCTTTGGTCCACGGATTTAACTTGTACTGGCTTGCAACAATCAGCAGCGCACCCATTTGCTCACGTGTGATTTGTGTTGATGACTTAAATGCCGTTTGAATCAAGGTTTGCTCAAGTTCAGCAGGGTCAACATTGTGCAGACCAAGCACAGCAGAAAGCTGGCTGATCTGAGCTGTAATTAAATTTGTCTGTACTGGTGCATTCATATTCTTATTCCTTAAAATTTGATCGAAACGTGCGGCACTAGGCCTTTATTGATTGCATTCAGAATGGCTTTGCCCTGATCAACACTCACGCCAAGATCAGTCAGACCTTTAAGCGCTTCACTACAGATTTGCTTTTTGTGAGCCACATCAGCTTCACGCGCTTCAGCTGCTTTACGTTCAGCCTCAGCTTTAGCAACCTGTTCAGCTTCAATACGCTTACGTTCATTTTCAGCGGCTTGCACAGCACGTAATTCAGCAGCTTCTTTTTCAGCTTTCAATCGAGCTTCACGCTGTTCTGCCTCAGCCTTTTCACGTTGCACACGCTCAGCTTCAAAACGTGCTTTTTCTTCGGCTTCACGAGTAGCTCTTTCAGCAGCTTCGCGGGCGATACGATCTTCATGTTCACGTTGTAAACGAGCCTGTTCAGCAAGGCGAAGGCGTTCTAATTCAGCTTGTTCGGCTTCGTATTTTTCACGAATGGTCAGGGCAGTGCGTAAAGATTCAAGTGTTTCAAGTTTGGCAAGTTTTGCTTCTTGTTCGTATTCCTCAAAAGAAGAATCAATTACACGATTTTCTAGTGTTTCAATGGCTTCTTTAATATTTTGCGCAGTCCACTCAGCATCCAAGGATTCCGCAAGACTTGGCACCATGCGAATCACAGCAATTGCATTTTCATGCTTCGCCACGCGATCCTTTTCCGTCTGTTCCCAAGCATCACGCGGTGCAAGAATTTCATTACGCAGTTCATCAAACTTCTTAACAGTCGCAATGCGGTCGTCATCAATAAGCTTGATTTGAGCCTTTTGATCAGCAACCAATTCCTTTCCGCACTTCTCAATAAGGGTTTTAGATTTGCTCACCTTCATTGCCAGTGAACCAATCTGATCGCGGCCTTTTTTAGTGGTTACATCTGGAACGTGTGAGCGCGCTTCTTGAGCAATACGCTCGAATAATTCAGCGGTGCCACCTGGCTTACGGAATGCAGCAACAACAATGTTTTGGTCTGCAATTTCTAATTCGAATTTTTCCATCTCAAACCACCTCTTCAAATAGTTGTTCCGCGTACTCATTCACAAGACGCTGTAATTCTTTAATCTGCTCGTCATTGAGCGTAAATTCCCGACCTTCCTCAGCTTCAAAATTCCAAACATCCAGCAAAGTCACAGGCGTATCTTTCACTACCAGCCAAGAATCAATATCCACTGGCTCTGCATATCGCATATCCCCATTCGAGCTGCGCATTTCAGTCATCGTGTGAGGCAATACAGCCATTGAACAATCAGCCGTTGCCCACAGGTTTTCACCGATCTGACGATACAAACCAAAGGTCAACACGTTATCTTCAATCGAAAGATCAGAATCAACCTTGAAGCTTGGCAGGTCTGAGAAGTACAAATCACGGGTAAAATCTTCATTCACCTTGCAGTCAGTTACCTTAGTGCTATGACCATCACGGCACATGAATAAAGACTGGTTTCCGATGTGATGGATCGGACGCATTGCCGCACCACATCCACAGAATTGAGCGTAAGTGTTCATGCTGGCACCTCATTAGATTTATGCGCGTCATACAGCTTGATTGCGTGAACAATTGCGTAGCAGCACCAGATATAGCGATAGGTATGATCATTAAAATCCCACTCCCACCAGCAATCCATATCTAAACCACCAGCATAATCAGAATCCCAATCTCTCAATTTTTGGATAAACTCATGCTGATCATCTTCAGCACAATTAATTAGGTCTTGAATAGCTTCTTTAGCTTCTTCAGCATCAGACTGATCTTTGTCGTAGTCGCCAGAATCTATACCCGCAAGATGATCTTGAAGATGCTCGGTTAAAATCTGTTTGGCTTCATCAGCGGAGAACTCTTTAACACCACCACGTGAATCCACAGCCTCTAATTTTTCTTCCCAATAACCCGGGTTAATGTCATAGCCATCTTTGTCACGGAAAAAGTCAAACATGTCTGCAAGGCGGGTAAACACAAAGCTACCCATATCACCGGTAAACATTAAATGGCCCGGACGAGTGGTGATGTGATAATGCATTTCACAGCAACCTGGTCTTTGAATTGTCAGGTCCCGAAATAAACCTTGATCTAGATTCACCGTCAGCTCATGGCGGGCAACATCTTTCAGGAATTGCTCTAAAGTTGGATGTCTCACTTCACACCCCCAACAATCGCAGCATTAATCTTTTCAATTTCATAACGATCAACATAGGCATTCACAGTCTTGTCAAAATGCACCACGTTCAGAATGTCCAGAAACTCGACTGAGGCATCGTCCAAGGCATACTCGACATAGATGCTGTAATCGTCGGCTTTGACAGTAGCGACACAGATCTGATCGCAATTTACGCTTTCAACTTTGTATTGCTTTGCAGCGATGTTGATTTGAGGCTCTGATAACTCATCAGCAGTCTTAGCTGGCTGAACCGCATAAGCCGTTACCAGCGCCGCGCTTACGGATGCTGCAATTAATGCAGACTTGAGAATATTGGATTTAGTTGTCATGGCTGCCTCCGAACTTAAACTTAGGCAGCGGGATTGGTTGATTTGCATGAAAGGCATCAATCATTTCTTGAGTGACAGCAATCTCTTCATCATGATCAATTTCCCAGAAAGTGACACCCAGATGTTTTTCAGCCCAAGCTTTTAAGAAGTTATTTAATTCAGCTTTTGCTTCATCACCAACGCTATCCGATCCTGTATTACCGTCAGTGAAATCACTCGGAAAATTGTCATAAATGCGCAGGTCGTAATTTTCCAAAACTTCATCAGCATCCATGATGAACTGGGTGGGCGATGTCTGGCGCTTGATACCAGTAAGGAAGGTATTGCCAATCTCTAATACGTCGTCATCTTCCATGTCTTGCAGGGCTTCGGCAGGATTTTCATAGTCAGACCAATTGTCTTCGCCGCGATAGCTGAAAACTCGATCAGCATTCAACTTGCCTTCATCAACTTTTGTATTCATAATAATTTCACTCACTGTAGGATGGGTCACGCTCCAGGTTGTTCGCGCAACGCTGGGGCTTTTTGCTGTCTGTGAGATTTAGTTTACCAAAGGAAACTTTATAGTCAAGAGAAAAGTTTATTAAAAGAAACTTTTTATTCTTTATGGAAACTTTTATGTTTTAATAGACAAAAGAAAACCCACCGCTGGGGTGGGTTTGGTACAGGAATGCTTGATTAAATTGATTGAATCGCTTATATTTAACTTAATGGATTGGGCATTCCCGGTCGGCAAAGAGCTTTGGTGCAATCATCAAGGCTCTTTGTTTTTTTAGGATGGGAATATTTTTAAACCATAGCCCAAATAATTATAGCCTGTCAGCTTTCTACCACCCTTACAATAAAATTTATTTTTTAAGATCTCGAACGCTCTATTGTTTTGCATAGGGTTAATAACATGCCGACCAATAGGTCGGGCCACCAGGTCAGCAAACTGTAGACCAGATGAGTTTGTTTTCTTAGAGGCAAAAATAATTTCAAAAGGGAAAATCTTGTTTAGATAATTCCCACTAGGATCACATATACGCCTAAACCCCAACTCCAGCTGAGCATCTTCATTTTTTCCTCGAGACTCAACAATAATATGTGTCTGCTTGTTATGTTGGTTTTTTTCTTTAAGAAGATAGAACAACCTTTCTAAGCAAAATTTCATGGCAACCTCATATGGATTGGCACCCCTATCAGTCAATTTGTCTTTTCGTATTACAGATGAAATTAACATGAAGTGGTTGTTAAGCATTAGGTTGTTTAAGTCATCCATTAATAACCCCATCTTGGTTTTATCAAAGCCAGAGAAGTGAGAGGTTCTTTTTCTTATATCCCTTTCATGTAAAATTATAATGTCATGACCAAAATGCTTAAATTTTAAATCCTCAACAGCCTTAACTACAGTGCTTGTGTAGTATTTCTTGTGAAAAACACAGAATGAGAGGACAAATACAGGAAAGTCTGGATCGTTGTTAAGCATATCAACACTTCCACTCTCATCCACATAAACAATATAATCGCTAAACTCCACACCCCACTCCCCACTCCAATACCCAAGCCGCATATAGCGGCTTTTATTATTTTCTAAATTCTCTGTGATGCTGAACAACTACACCAATAATTGAAATAGGGTGCTTTTGCGAGTTGTGAATAGGGAAATCTGGATTTAGCGGAACCAATTCAAACACTTCACGGCCATGCTCATCAAAACCTACAACCCTGTATTTCTTGAAAGTAACCTCATACTCACCATTCTGAGCTACCACATAATCGCCAGGTTGAGGGGTAATTGAAGCATCAATAACAATATCATCACCAGGCTGAAACTCAGGGTACATGCTCATACCTTCGACAGTCACACTAAAAATAGTGCTTGGGTCTTTATTCTCATATGTGGTGAGGGTGTATCCCTTTGGCTCACCGCCATCATAGGCGACTTCTCGCCACATACCAGCTTGCACAAAATCTAACACCGGAATCCGTGTAAGTTTCTTTCCATTAAAACGAACATTATTAAATCCTTTATCGTCCTCTTCTTTTACAGGGCCACCTAAATTTTTAAGGCCCTCACCATCTAAAATCCATTCAGGTGATGTCTTTAAGGCTTTTGCAAGAGATGTGATGCTTTTGCCACTAGGGACATTCACACCCGAGATCCATTTGGAGACCGTGCCTTTACTAAGGCCTGTGGCCTCAATCAGATCAACTTGCTGAAGGTTAAGTTCCTTCATTCTCATCAAGATACGCTCAGAAACGCTGCTCATTGCAAAAATACCCATAACAATTGTTTCCAATGGTAAACACTATTATTGACCTAAAAAGAAACTTATGGTTTACTTAGGGAAACTAAAAGTTTATCAAGGTAAACATTATGACTGTCGATGACGTAAAGGAGCATTACAGAGCTGAAACTGATGCAGACCTAGCGCGAATCTTAAAAAAGACACGCGGAGCTATTAGCAAGTGGCGCTCATATGGAATTCCAGCTTCAACCCAGGCAATTCTCCAAATTCAAAGTAAAGGCAAGTTAAAGGCAAATTTGGAAGCCTTAATTGCTTAAACCAATTATCAACAACTTAGCGTTTTTAATAAACGTGAAAGTAAACAAGGTGTTCACATGGATATATCCAAGGAAAGCAAAACCGCACTACACAAGATGATTCACCAATCCAACGGGATTACGCCTAAAGAGATTGCTGATGTTGTTGGTGTGTCCCACAACACGATTTTGAACTATGCCAATCCAAATATGGAAAACCATTTGCCGAGCCTAAAGGCATTTGAAGCAATGCTGACTTATACGCAAAACCCAGCTTCGTTAAAGGTATGGGCGCACAAATTAGGTTTTGCATTAGTGCCAGTAGAGCAAGCGGAAGGGAAGGATCATCAATTAGGAGTTCTTGAATCGCTGCTTGGCATGAATGTTGGCAATGGCGCAGCGAATAAACAGGTTTTATCTGCTCTGGAAGATGGTGTGGTGACACCTGCTGAAATGGATGAGACAGATCGCATCCTGGAAGAGATCGAACACAAAATTCAGTCTTTGCGTAAAGCCATGAAGGGCGAGTGTGCAAAGTATTTATCAGCTCTACAACGAGAAAAAGCCTGATTTCGTGGATCAGGCTTTTAATATTCAAAAGGTTGGAACCCATTATGAATAATCAAATTTTAACTGAAATAGAAGTAAACAGAAAGATTTATTTGTTTCAAAAAGCAGTCGAGCGATATGCAACTGAAAAAACGATTGCCAATTCTCAAGCTTTAGCACAAGCGAAAACTGAATTATGCAAATTTGCAATGAAGGTGATGTCATGAGTGTTGATGCAACTCGTTGGGCTTGGTCTGCTCCAGTCAAAAGCTCAACACAACGCCTTGTCTTGCTCTCTCTGGCTGATCGTGCTGGTGAATACCACACCTGCTTTCCGTCAGTGGCGCGCATCACAAAAGACACTCATCTGAACCGAAAAACGATCATGAAGGTAATTTCTGAGCTATGTGAACTTGGTTTGGTTGAAGACACGGGTCACCGAAAAGGGATTACCAAGCAAGTTGTTGTGTACCGCCTGTTAGGGATTAAGACTCGTGAAGATGAAGAATTAAACAGTACCAATTTTGGAACAGTTCCAAAAACGGAACAGTCCCAAAATTACCAAGAAACAGTACCGTTTTTACCACCTAACAGTCCCAAAAACGGTACACAGAACCTAAAAGGAACTAAAAAAGAATCTAAAACTATTATTAAGTTTAATTTTGCTCAGGAGCTAAAAAACCTTGGCGCAGAAACTCAACTTATTAGTGACTGGATGCTTGTACGAAAAACCAAAAAAGCTTCTAACACCGAAACTGCTTTCAACGGATTTAAACGCGAGTTAGATAAATCCAATCTTGATGTGAATACAGCTTTAAAAATTTGCATCGAAAGAAACTGGCAGGGCTTCAACTCATCTTGGTTGAGTAACATTAATCTTTCTGAGTTTCAGAACTCTCAACCAGTGCCAACCCCTGACCAACCAGCAGCACCAGTTTTCAAAGGTGTGGCTAAGAAATTTAAGGGGATGAGCAATGACTGAGTTATTTTCGATTCCTACCGAACAAGCTGTCTTATGTTCGTTCATGGACTTCGCTGGATCTGGTGACTACATCGAGCAACTGGAAGAAAGTGATTTCTATGCCAGCCGCCACCAAGTCATTTTCAATTACATCAAACGCCAGCACCTAAAGGGCGAAGGGCATGATGCAGTTGTTGTTTGGGAGCAGATTCGCTCAAATCCAACAGAAAGCACCCAGGTCGATGAAACGTACATCATGGAGCTATCGAGTGCTATATCGCTTCCTAGGCTCATTCCTACGCACATCAAAACCCTAAAAGATTTATCCACTCGCAGAAAGATTGCAGACCTGAGCAAGCATATCAGCACTATTGCCAACGATACGCTGACTTACACCGGTGAAACCGCAATTGAAAAGGTGCAGTCACTGGTTTCTGGTCTTGATAACACAACGACCCAGCAAGCAACTTTGAGCGTCGAAGCGATTGCTGTAGATGTGCTGACTGACATCATTGACCGCCACCAAAAGATTCATGCCGGTATTGAAGTCAAAGCGGGGGTAAAGACGGGTTTTATTGAACTGGATAACAAGCTGGACCGCATTGACCGTACCGATCTGGTGATTATCGGTGCACGTCCTTCGATGGGTAAAACCACATTGGCCCAGAACATCATGCTCGACCTTGCTGTAAATCAGGGTGAAGTGGTGTTGTTCATGTCTGGGGAGATGTCGAAAGAGCAGATCATGGAGCGAATGATTTCGGGCCTTGGTCAGATTCCATTAAAGCAAGTCCGTTCTGCTGTATTTGATGAGGAAGGCGCAGGTTGTATTTATCGCGCTGTCGACACTTTGAAAAAATGCCCGATCTTCATCAATGACAAGGCCTCTCCAAGTCTGGCCGATATTCGCCGTGAAGCTCGTAAGGTTCAGCAAAAGACTGGTGGTCGATTGAATGCCATCGTGGTTGATTATCTTCAGATCATGACCCCACCTGAGAAAACAGGAAACAAGGTGCAGGAGATTGGTGACATTTCATGGGGCCTTAAAAAGATTGCCAAGGACTTTGGTTGCCCAGTGATTGCCTTGTCACAGCTCAACCGATCTTTGGAGCAGCGACCAAACAAGCGTCCAGTGATGTCAGATATTCGTGAGTCAGGCGCTATTGAGCAAGATGCAGACATCATCATGTTTATCTACCGTGACGAGGTTTACAACAAGGATTCAAAAGAAGCAGGCACAGCGGAAATCATCATTGGTAAGGCACGTAACGGATCAACTGGAACGGTTCGCCTGGCGACTGATTTAGGTCGGGCCACTTTCTGTGATTTGAGTCCTGAATATTACACGCAGTTGCAAATTGTTGGGCAAAGCGCAGGGGGTGGGGTGTGAATGATTACCTAGAAATGAATCTTAAGCAGCTTCAAAAAGAACATGCCGAGCTGCTTGCCTTTAATGAAAAGCTAGACCGTGAGCGTAATGGATATCGCAAAGATGCTCGTAAGTACGCCAAGAAAGTGCAAATGATTGCAAGCCTATTCGTTGTGCCGAGTGATGACCATGAATTAACGCTTAAGGCCATTAAGACGATTGTGGAACGGGTGGGTGAAGCATGAAAGACCAAAACGATAATAAGACCGTGGATTGTTTCAGCACTCGCCACGCGGTCAAACAAGGTGAGCGACTTGTGATTGTTTTAAGGGGGGTTATCGAAAAGAGAGGCAGAACAAGTGTGCTTGAGGTCAAGCAGTGGATTGGAGTCTCAGAGCGAGCAACCTTGACTTTTATTAGGCAGCTCATGGCTGAAGGATATTTAGAATCAAACAGCTCAAAACCATTAAGCCTAAAAGCAACCGACAAAGCTAAACAACTATTTGGAGTGCAGGGATGAAAAAGCGCAATAAGAAATATAACCCGAACAAGTTGGTCAATCTGGTGCAGCGTGAATCGCAAAAGCCTTATGAGCTTTGGATGAGTTTTGAAGCCGTGGAAGTGGAAGAAGCTTGTCAAAAATACAATGCGATAGGTTTAACCAAGTCAGAAATCATCAACAAGATTTACGCGCTGCATGATGGCGATCTGATCGTGCCGCTGATTAACGACCTGACCAAAGATGCTTATGAGTTTTTTGTGGGGATTGACTCGTATTACTACCACGAGGATGACCCGAGCAACATTATCGATGATGCGCGTCAGTTTGAATTGCCAGTGATGAAATGGGATGAATTCCGTGTTGGTGGTAATCCAGATTTAAAAATTGTGGATGGCGACATCAAGCGCAGATGGAAAGGCATTAGTGAAGAAATGGATGACATTCACGCTGAATATCGGAAGAAGGGCTACAAGCTTTTCAAGAGCCTGACTTACATCAAAACAGAAGTGATTTTCAAGGATATTGAGGCCTACAACATTTTCAAAGCTGAACGGGTGGTGCGGGGAATGTGCCGCAAGTATGAATTGCAGGGAGCAGCAGCATGAACTTAATCAAAAAATTAGGATTGGAAAAGTGTAAGCAGATTGTGGATAGGGCACCGGAGCATTCGTATGCGGTAGTTCCTTGCTTAGATGGTGAGATGTATTTCGCTCAAAGAGAGGATGGTAAGTGGTTTCGGTATAGCGATGGATACCAGAAGTGGCTTGAGTATTGGGGCAAGTGCGACCCAATGGATGTGGCAATCAAACTGGCCGATATTAAATCTGAAATTGATCATCACTATTACGGTCGCAGCGAAGCGGAAGAATTGGCTGCCTATGTGGAGCTGGGCCAAGAAAAAATCGAAGGTGGTGCCATGTTTGTGGGTGACAACTCCAAGGTCGTGCAGATGATCCGAGATATTACTGACCATTGCAGCGATATCAAAAACCACATTAGCCCGAATACGAAGGTGATTGAGAGATGAACATAAATAACCCATTTAATGTTGGTGATCATGTGATGCATAACGTGGAGATTTGGAAGCAACCAACAAGCATGCTCACTGTGACGCATGTTAAAAAATTTGCGGTTGCTGCAATAGATGATAGTGGAAATAAGTTTGTTGGAAACTTTGGGTGCTTTGATTTGATTAAAAGAGGGGCTAATGCGTAGAGCCGCAAAGGTTGATGCAAATCAGACTGAAATTGTTAAAGCGTTACGTCAGGTTGGGGCAAGTGTTCAGTCACTTGCTTCAACTGGCAAAGGTTGTCCAGATCTACTGGTAGGCATTCGGGGATTAAATTTCTTGATTGAAGTGAAGGATGGGGCAAAACCTAAATCAGATAGAAAACTTACACCAGACCAGGTGGTATGGCATCAGACATGGCGAGGCCGTGTTTATGTGGTTGAGAGTGTGGAACAGGCATTAGAAGTAATTAGGGTTTGAGGGTGGATGGGATGGCTTTAGTAAAAACTTGGGATAAAGAAATTAAAGGCAAGTTGTGGGCTGTTGGGGATATTCACGGCTGCTACAACCTGCTTATGACTCGACTTAAAGAAATTGGCTTCGACTTTGAAAATGATTTGTTGGTTGCGGTTGGTGATCTGGTGGATCGAGGTACTCAGAATGAAGAATGTGTAAGCCTGATTGATGAGCCATGGTTTACATCCGTAAAGGGTAATCATGAAGATTTGGTCATCATGGGTGATGTTAATCGCTCTTACTTCAATTGCCATATTCAAAATGGTGGTGAGTGGTTTTATGACCTGGATTATCAGGTGCAGCGCGAAATCATTAAAAAATTAAAAACACTGCCGATTGCATTAGAGATTAGCCACAAGGGTAAAAAGTTCGGTTTTGTCCATGGTCATATTGAGCAGAATGACTGGGATGAGTTTAAGGATGAGCTTAATAATTTTGATAAAGCTCAACACATTATTGATCACAAGCGCTTCCCAACAGAATTAGCCATGTGGGGCCGCGAGCGCCTGAATGATGATAATTCGCAATATACCCATGTAACAGGAGTTGATGCGGTAATCATGGGGCATACGGTAACCCAGAAGCCATGCAAGCGCGATAACTGTTACTGGATTGATACCGGTGCAGTGCATTGGGGAACAATGACAATTTTAGATTTAAGCAAGATTTAAGAGGGAATAGGGATGAATGCGATGGTTAAGGTAGAAGTGATGGATTGGGATCGTTTTAGTATTGAAGATTGGCTTAAGCAGTATGGGGCATACATCCAGATTTCACGTATGAAGTCTGGCCATCAGCCGGATTCTCTTGGCGTAAATCAAATATACTGGCTGATTCTTGAAAATAACAAAGGGGTGGCACCACGTAAGGACCAGATCATTTGCAAGATTAATGATTTTGAAGCTGAGCAGGTGCGGAAATTGATTGTGGATTTTAAGAAATCAACGACTGTTTGTGCTTCAGCAAAGGTGGCTGTGCAGTTGTTTATAGAGAAGAATGTGAGAGGGATGTCATTAAGCCAGATGGAGAAAGAATTTACCTTAAGTCGAAGCTCAATTAACAATATGGTTTTTGCAGGAAGTTACTATCTGGTAGGTCATGACAAAAGACTTCGCTTAAAATGATTAAATAACTTGCGTTTAAATGTGAATATGCTATTTTGTGTTATAAGTCACCGAAGTGTAAGTAATTCACTTTGATTGACAAAGAAGCTCGCCAAATGGTGGGCTTTTTGCATTATGGCGGTTTCATTAATTTCTAGTGGTTTTTAAATTAATGCCGCCACCCAGATTCAGGAGATCCACATGCTCCAATTCCTAAAGCGCCTATTCTGCTTTCATCGCTACGATTACGAGTCTGATATTTTTATCCAGATCGAATGTCGTAAGTGTGGCAAATGGCTGGATGAATAAACCCTTGTCACTTCGGTGACTTTAGCCGAACGGATTACGGCAAACAGAACCCCACTCAATATGCATTATTGGTGGGGTTTTTCTTTTCTTATTTGAACTATCCGGAAATACCGGAAGGTTGGTTGTATGGACATCATAGAAGCAAAACGGAATTTAGAAGTTCTGGAAAAGAATCGTAGTCGCTTAATGAATTACAACCATCTGTATTCAAGCTATGCATTTAAAGAAATGTGTGGTGCTGAACTTCGCAAAGTAAATAAGCAGATTCACAGCATAGAAGAACAATTAAATGCGCAACCACAAAAGACTCGCAGCAATCAGAAAACTGCCATGCATTCGGTGCGGTAATCCCAATAGTCAGGCTGCTCATTCAAATAGTGCTAAGCATGGTAAGGGTAGGTCGATTAAAAGTTCAGATCAGTTCACGGTTCCGCTATGTCATTCCTGCCATTTCCAGTTCGATACTTTCCAATTGGGTAACCGGGTAGAAAGTGAAGAGATGTTTGATCAGTGGTTGGTGAAAGTGAATCGGATGTTGGTGATGGAAGATAGAGAGGTGTTTTGATGTACGAGCAGATACAGGCAAATAAACCTCAAGGTGCTACCCACTGGCAAGCTGGAGTTTATTACCGGATTAAAAATGGCAAGAAAGAGATTTGGGATAAAAACCAATGGTGCCCTGTAATTATCATCGGTATGGACAAAAGAACATTAATAAGTGAATCGCTTTCAATGCTGTGTATGACAGCTCTAAGTGATTGAAAGTATTATCGTACGAAGCTTTAGGAGCAGGAAATGCAAAAAGCCGTGTTTCCTATCCAGTCTCATGCCGACATCACCAAAGCCATTAACTACATGCACACGAATTACACCCGGGCGATTAATGAGGGTAAGCCGTTAAGAGTGGTGATTGATCAGAAACAGGATGATAGATCCACCGCACAGAATAGATTGTATTGGATGTGGTTGGGTCAAATCGAAAAGAAGAATGGCACTCATAAGGATCAGCTGCATTACGAATTTAAGAAACGCTTTCTGATTTATATCTATCGTCGTGATGATCAAGATTTTGCTGAGATGTGTGATTCCATTGCCAAGGTGAAACAGTCTGAACCGGATGAGTATGAAACTATCGGTAAGCAGGTGATCAGACTTTGCAGTACAACCAAATTAAGCGTTAAGCAGATGACCGAGTATTTAAATTATGTGCATGACTTTGCTGTGACTCAGTTGCATGTGCATTTGACTGTGCCGGATGATTTGAAGTGGTGTTATCAAGATGAAGCGTCCTTATCCCCCTATTCAAGATAATCAAAACACAGATGTCGAGGATGATGAGTTTATTGAAAGCGGTGGTCTGCTTCACTTCGAGCCTGCAAATAATGATTTATGGCCGTGGATTAGAGAAACTTTTCTTGAAGAGTGGGGGAAACTTCACAATCCAGACCATGAGCACCTATTAAGCTTTCAACCTCCTGAGATTTCATTCTTATGGGCTTATACCAGGTGTGAGGCTAAAGATCGTCGTGTATTGGGTCAGACTGAACGAGTGATGATTAATGTGGGTGGTTGGCGTAAAGACCGGCAAGAACTTCAGTTGATTGACTGGTTTGGTGATGTGCCTAAATACATCATCACGCTAGATGCGCGTGTATGTCAGATCATGAGCGATACGGATTTTTGCGCATTGGTAGAACATGAGCTTTATCACATTGGGCATAAATGGAATGCCAAGGCAGAGATGTTTGAATACAACTCAATGGGTGAGCCTCGATTATTCTTACGTGGTCACGACGTCGAAGAATTCCATGGTGTGGTCCAGCGTTACGGTGCATCACCAGATGTCCAAAAAATGGTAGAGCTTGCAAACGATGGTCCAACTATATCTCGGGCTAATATTGCTCATGCATGCGGTACTTGTTTATTGAAGTTGGCTTAAATCCCGATACATCCTGATACAGGGGAGATGTTATGGCGACACTAAAAGAGCCTGTAAAAATATTTATAGTTCAGTCTCTTGCATGCCGTGACACCCCACAAGAAGTAGCGGACGCGGTAAAACAAGAATTTGGCATCCAGATTGAGCGTCAGCAGGTTGCTGCTTACGACCCAACCAAAGTACGTGGTAAAGATTTAAGTAAAAAATTCGTTGATCTCTTTCATGAAACTCGAAAGAAATTTGATGAGGGTTTAATTGATATACCAATTGCCAATAAGCACTTTCGATTGAAGCAATATGACAAATTGTTGGCTAAAAATAGCAAAAACGTAGTGATGTCTTTAAATATTTTAAAACAAGCAGCTCAGGATCTAGGTGGTCAGTTTACCAATCGTCAAGAATTAACCGGCAAAGATGGTGAGCCCTTAATGGGTATCTCTGATGATGAGTTGAATAAGCGCATTAAAGAGGCTGAAGCTAAAGTGAGACAATAATGACTAGAGAGGAAAAATTAGCTTATTTAGCATTATTGGAAGAGCGGCACCGTCGAAACAGTACATATCAATACAGAAGCTTTGGAGATAAGCTTTACCCGTTCCAGCACGAATTAATCTGGGCAACAAAGCAATATTCACAAGTCATGCTGATGGCGGCCAACCGTGTCGGTAAAACCATGACAGGAACGTACGTTGATACGATCCATGCGCTTGGTCATTACCCTGACTGGTGGGATGGTCATGCATTCGATCATGCGCCATTAATCTGGCTGCTGGGCTACTCTGGCGAGAAATGCCGAGATCTATTGCAGACACCTATCTTTGGTCGTCGTATAGAGAATCGATGGGAGGGTGGCTTGATTCCGCCCGAGTACATTCTTGAGCATGAGTCAATGACTGGCACCACAAATGCAATGCGCTCTGTCTATGTGCGTCATGGTGGTGGTGGCGATGTCCAGTATCAAACATCAAAGGTGCAGCTCTGGTCATATTCACAGGGTCAGCATGCACTAATGGGTGATTCGGTTGACTGGTATCACATCGATGAGGAGCCAAGGGACCAGACAATTTTCCCGCAGGTTTTGACACGTACTGCGACTGGTGATCAAGGTCAAGGTGGTCGAGGTATTTTAACATTCACGCCTGAGAATGGCCGGACTGAATTGGTTGTTCAGTTTATGGATACACCAAGCCAAGGCCAATACTTGATTCGTGCAGGCTGGGATGATGTCACTCACTTAACCGAGCAAACTAAAGAAACGCTTCTGGCATCGTTTCCACCGCATCAGCGTGAAATGCGTACCAAAGGTATTCCAATGCTCGGTCATGGTCGTATTTATGATCTGAGTGAGGACTACATAACCTGTGATCCGTTTGATATTCCAGATCACTGGATGGTCATCGATGGTATGGACTTTGGCTGGGATCATCCGCAAGCACAAGTTCAGCTTGCCATTGATATGGACTCGGAAACGATTTACATCACTCATGCATGGAAACAGCGCCAGGTATCGCCAAACGATGCTTGGGGCTCTGTTAAGTCATGGGCAGCAGGTGTGCCAACAGCTTGGCCTTTGGATGGTCTGCAGACTGAGAAAGGCTCAGGTAAGCAACAGAAGTCTTACTATCAGGAAGCTGGCTTCAATATGCTGGCTGAACATGCTACATGGCCTGATGGATCTAACGGTGTTGAAGCTGGTCTCTTTGAGATTCTGGATTTAATGCGCAAGGGCCGATTTAAGGTATTTAAGGGCCTACGTGCATTTCTGGATGAGTTCTTGCAATACCATCGTGATGATAAAGGCAAGATCGTGAAATCTGGTGAGGATGTGCTCGATGCAGCGCGTTATGCCTACATGATGAGACGCTACGCTATTCGCAAGGGCTTAGTCGGAAAACCAAAAGAAATAACAATCAATCCAATCCCAACAGTCAATCGTTGGTAATCAAATGGAGTCAAGTCGTGACTGATAAAGTAGATCGACTTGCCAAAATCCACGAAACCGCAAAGAAACAATTTGATAAAGCTCAAGGTGCTGTTGCTGATGAACGTCAACAGTGCTTAGAGGATCGTCGTTTTTATTCTATTGCTGGGGCTCAGTGGGAAGGCAAGTTAGGCGAGCAGTTTGAAAACAAGCCTAAATTTGAAGTCAATAAGATTCACTTGGCTGTCATTCGTATTATCAATGAATATCGCAATAACCGCATTGGTGTGAACTTCATTAGCAAAGACGGTGTGAGTAATGACGATCTGGCCGATACCTGTGCAAAGCTTTACCGGGCAGATGAACAGGATTCTGGTGCAGATGAAGCCTATGACAATGCATTCGAAGAAGCAGTCGGTGGTGGCTTTGGTGCTTGGCGTTTACGTGCTGAATATGAAGATGAGGATGATGAAGAGAACGAGCATCAGCGAATCAGAATAGAGCCTATTTTTGATGCTGATACATGTGTCTTCTTTGACCCTGATGCAAAACGCCAGGATAAAGCAGATGCGAAATACTGCTTTGTTTTGACCTCAATGTCATGTGACGCATTTAAGGAAGAATACGGTGAAGATCAAGACCCATCCTCATGGGATAAGACTATTACCAATAGTCACTTTGATTGGGTATCGAAAGATTCTGTTTACGTCGCCGAATACTACAAAGTCGAAAAGGTTAAAGAGAAGATTCATATCTTCCGTTTAATTGATGGATCTGAAGAACGATATACAGCAGAACAACTTGAAGAAGATCCAAGTATTCTTGATGAATTAAGTGCAACAGGTGCGCAAGAGGTTCGTGTCCGAGATTTTGAGCGTAAGCGTGTTCGTAAAATGCTTATGTCGGGTCTTGGTGTTCTTGAGGATTACGGCTATATCGCTGGTCGTCATATTCCAATTGTGCCTGTATATGGCAAGCGTTGGTATATCGACAATGTAGAGCGTTGCATGGGCCATGTGCGGCTTTGCAAAGATGCCCAGCGACTCAAGAACATGCAGTTATCTAAGCTTGGTGAAATCAGTGCGCTATCCAGCGTTGAGAAGCCGATTCTAGCACCTGAACAGGTTGCTGGCGTTCAGCACATGTGGGCGAATGACAATATTGAGAACTATCCATTCCTGCTAGCTCATCCACTTAAAGATGCAATGGGTAGTGTTGTTGCTCAAGGTCCAGTGGCTTACACCAAACCGCCAAACGTACCGCCTGCAATGGCAGCCTTGCTTCAAGTTACCGAACAGGATTTATCGGACATTCTAGGCAATCAAGAATCGGGTGATGAGATTGTTTCAAATACTAGCGGTGTTGCAATCGAGATGATTCAAAACCGCTTAGATATGCAGTCTTTCATCTACATTTCGAACTTTGCTAAAGGGATGCGTCGCTCTGGTGAAATTTGGTTATCTATGGCTTCTGAGCTCTATGTTGAAGATGGTCGAACAATGAAGACAGTAGGGAATCAGGACGAGATTGACTCCATCGAGTTATTCAAGCCTGTTTATAACCCTTCTTCAGGTGAGGTTGAGCACACAAATGACTTAACCAAGGCTAAGTTTGATGTCGCAATCGATATTGGACCAACATCGACCAGTAAGCGCAATGCAACGGTACGCTCTCTGACAAACATGCTTTCACTGGTATCCGACCCAATGGACCAGCAAGTTTTGTCATCCATGATTATGATGAACATGGAGGGAGAGGGTGTTAATG